AAAAGAGAAGGGATTTATTATCTGTGATTGTGGATAACCATAGGAAAGATCATCCATCTTTAAGAGACTTCTTCCCTCAAGACGATTTTGTATATGCTTGTAAACAAGAAATAATAAATCCTTATAGTTATCACCCACTAACTGTTGGATATGAATTATTAGGTAATCATCTCATCAAAAAACTTCAGGAGAACATCTAATCATGTCATTAGGTAACGTAGGAAATGCCTACACCAACCAAATTCAAAATAGAAACTTCCTATCTTCTATTGGATTCAGATTTACTCTGAGTAGAGCAAGGAAGGTGTCATTCTTCTCCAATAAAGCAAACATTCCTGGACTCACTCTTGGAGTTGCTGAGCAACCAACTTATCTGAAGAATATTGATATTCCTGGAGACAAGATACAGTATTCTGATTTTACTTTGAGTTTTATTGTTGATGAGAATTTAGAGAACTATATGCAAATCCATAGATGGATTCGTGGACTTGGATTCCCAGAATCTCAAACCGAAATATTTGATTTGCAAAAAGATGATCCATCTCAAATCAGATACGATGGTCAAGGAATGAATATCTACTCTGATGGTACTCTCTCGGTTTTAAATAGCAATCAAAGAACTCAATTCAATGTAGAGTTCACCGATATGTTCCCATATAACTTGTCAGATCTGTCATTTGATGCTACTAACACAGATACTGAATACTTTACGGCAGAGGTCGATTTCAAGTATACTATCTACAATATAACAGATCCTGAAGGCAAGAGACTATGATCGATCTTGAATCTATCCAAGAGATGTGGAAGAAGGACTCTCACATCAACATGGATAACCTACATGATGAGTCAATTAAGGTCCCCGCGCTACATGCTAAATATTTTGAGATTTACAATACTGTAATTCTTCTTAAGAAAAAAGCGGAACAAACCCGCAAGAACGTCAGGCACGAACGTTACGAATACTTCACAGGTAAAGCAGATCCTGAAGTATACGTGGAATCACCATTCCCCAAAAAAGTAAGAGACAAAGACACTCTACAAAAATATCTTGACGCAGACGACAAACTATCACAAATAAGTTTGAAGGTTGAATATTACGATGTCACTTTGAACTATTTGGAAAGCATTCTGAAGGTAATTCAGAACAGAACTTACCAGATAAAGAATGCTATTGACTTCCTAAAATTCCAGGCAGGATATGGCTAATACTCATGATCTCGTTATCCAAAAATCAAATGAAGTCTTTTTAAAGATTAAGTGTGAACCTCATATTGAATATGAGTTAAGAGACCACTTTAAGTTTGAAGTTCCTAATGCAAAATTTATGCCCCAGTATAGGGGTAGGAATTGGAATGGCGAGATTCATTTATTTGATATGAGGACCAAGCAATTATATGTTGGGTTATTAGATAAACTTATATCTTTTTGTGAGAATTATAGATATTCTTATACATTTGAAGAAAACAAATTCTATGGTATGCCGTTTGAGGTAAATGATGGCATATCAAAAGAAGGTGTTAAAGATTATATGAACTCAATTACTTCAATTCGTCCCAGAGACTATCAAATTGAGGGAGTATACGACGCTCTAAGACATAACAGAAAATTACTGATATCACCGACTGCCTCAGGTAAATCATTGATGATTTATTCAGTAGTTCGGTATTACTCAGATAAAGGGAAAAAAATTCTCTTAGTTGTTCCAACGACATCTCTAGTAGAGCAGATGTATAAGGACTTTGAGGATTATGGTTGGGATGCTCAGTCATATTGCCACAAGATTTATTCTGGACGGGAAAAAGTTACGGATGCTCCTGTGACTATTACTACATGGCAATCAATTTATAAATTAGATAGATCATTCTTTGAAGATTATGAAGTGGTGATTGGTGATGAAGCGCACCTTTTTAAAAGTAAGTCTTTAATATCTATAATGACGAAACTTCACCATGCAAAATATAGATTTGGATTTACTGGAACTTTAGATGGCACACAGACTCATAAGTGGGTTTTGGAAGGAGTGTTCGGACCATCTTACAAAATTATTAGGACTGCTGAGTTGATGGCACAAGGTCATCTATCTAAACTCGATATTACATGCTTAGTATTAAAACATAATCCTCAGATATTTGCAACCTATGAAGATGAAGTTCAATTCATCATTACGCATGAAAGAAGAAATAACTTCATCAAGAATTTAGCATTAGATCTTAAAGGTAATACTTTGATTCTATTCTCAAGAGTAGAAGCACATGGTAAACCTTTATATGAAATGATTGATGAAGCAAAAAAAGGCGATAGAAAGATCTTCTTTGTTCATGGTGGTGTAGACACCGAAGAAAGAGAACTTGTTAGGGAGATTACTGAGAGAGAAGAGAATGCAATTATTGTTGCTTCATATGGTGTATTCTCTACAGGAATAAATATAAGAAACCTACACAACGTGGTTTTTGCTTCACCCAGTAAATCCAGAATTCGTAACTTACAATCTATTGGAAGAGTCTTGAGAAAAGGCAAGAACAAGACTAAGGCAATGCTATATGACATCTCCGATGATTGTACGCATAAGTCAAGAAGAAACTATACGTTGAATCACCTGATTGAAAGAATTAAAGTTTACAATGAAGAGAAATTTAATTATGACATTATAAACGTCAACCTAAAGGCATAGCATATGGAAGATGATTTTTACGCAACAATAAAACTAAAATCTGGTGAAGAGATATTCTCAAAAGTCTCACCCTGTACAGAAGAGGAAAGGACATTCTTACTTGTCTCAAATCCAATCACCTTCTCTGAAGTTAAGACTAAAAGAGGAATATCTGGATACAAAATGGAACCTTGGTTAAAGACTTCTCGTGATGACATGTTTATCATTGATTTGAATGATGTCATGACAATGAGTGAGTCTAAGGACATCGATATGATTATCATGTACCAAGCATGGATTAGAGAGTCTAAAGACTTTACTGACTCTGAGGATCCTACTGGATACAGACAAAGAATCGATAGAAAGATGGGTAGGATTGGTAACGTCAACGATACCAAAGAAATCCTAGAAAGATTATTTAAAGAAAGCTAATATTGTTTCTGAACCTCCACAAAGGTTATTGTACACAGATTCAGGGGTCTTGTCAAGCCTTGTGTTTATTCGTTCATGTTGATATAATAAAGATATCATAGTGAACATAGATATAGTATTATGGCAATAGGACCCATGACCAAAAGAAAAAGATCAGTACATTATGTTAACAACAAAGAGTTCCTGGCAGCATTGATTGCTTACAGGGAAATGGTTCAGTTAGCAGAACAAAGAGGAGATCCAAAACCACGTATTACAAATTATCTAGGAGAATGTTTCTTAAAGATTGCAACGCACTTGTCATTTAAGCCAAACTTTGTAAACTATATCTTTAAAGATGACATGATCTCTGATGGCATTGAGAACTGTGTTCAATACATCCATAATTTTGACCCTGAGAAGTCTCAGAACCCGTTTGCTTATTTTACTCAGATTATACATTACGCGTTTCTACGTCGTATTCAGAAGGAAAAGAAACAGCTTGAGATTAAAAATAAGATCCTGGAGAAGACGGGTTTTGATGAAGTCTTCTACGACGATAACATGATTGACGGAGCAAACTATTCCGACTATAATCAGATCAAGGATAGTATTCATTCCAAGTCTAGGTATTGATGAAGGTTGCTATTATTACAGATCAGCACTTTGGTGCTCGTAAAAACTCTAAGCAATTTCACGATTACTTCCTAAAGTTTTATAATGATGTGTTCTTCCCTACTCTAGAGAAGCACAAAATTAAAACAGTGGTTGACATGGGTGACACCTTTGACAGTCGTAAGGGTATTGACTTTGCTGCTCTTGCTTGGGCAAAAGACAATTACTATGATCGACTTCAAGAGATGGGAGTCACTATTCATACAATTGTTGGCAACCATACTGCATACTACAAGAATACAAATGAGTTGAATGCAGTTGATCTCTTGCTTAGAGAATATAAGAATGTCAAAGTATATTCTGAACCAACTGAAGCAAAGTTGGGTAAATTAAATGTATTGTTTATTCCCTGGATTAATGATGAGAATTTTGAGACTACCCATCAATCTATTAAAACTAGCAGTAGCAAGTGCGCGATGGGGCACCTTGAGTTACGAGGATTTCCTGCTTATCGTGGACACACCATGGAGGAAGGTCTTGATGGCAAACTATTTGCGTCGTTCTCCCATGTCTACAGTGGACACTACCACACTAGATCAACAGACGGAAGAATAAGTTATTTGGGTAATCCATACGAGATTTACTCAAATGATATTGGTGATGAGAGGGGATTCCATATTCTAGACACTGTTACGATGGAATTGGAACCAATCAATAATCCATACACGATGTATGAAGTTATCGAGTATGATGATACTCCTCACCAAACGTTTGATACTAGACAATATGAAGATAAGATTGTCAAGTTGATTGTTCGTAAAAAGAGTGATCCTAAAAAGTATGAGAAGTTTGTTGATAAACTTCTAGGATCTAATATCAATGAGATGAAAATTGTTGAAACCTTCGTTGATGTTGAGACAAACTTTGATGACTATGATCCAGAGTCTGAAGACACAATCTCTATTTTGAGTAAGTATATTGATGAATCTGATCTATCTCTAAATAAAGCAGAAATCAAACATCTGATACATAAGGTTTACAAACAGGCATGTGAATTGATATAATATGTTTATCCTCACCCTATCTGGAAAAAATCAAGAAGGCGCATACTCTGTCACGAATAGTGAAGGAAATCAAATCCTTTACATTTTTGAGCAGGAAGATGATGCTCTCCGTTTTTCCATGATGCTTGAGGATAAAGACTATCCTGAATTGGATGTCGTTGAAGTAGATGATGATCTCATGATTCAAACATGTGAGATGCATGAGTATAACTATACCATCATCACTGCCAATGATCTTGTAATACCACCCGATGAAGATTAATGATTTGTTTTGAGAAGATTCGTTATAAGAACTTTCTTAGTACAGGAAATCAATTTACCGAGATAGATTTTACAAAAACAGCAACCACTCTTGTTATTGGTAACAATGGTGCTGGTAAGAGTACGATGCTTGATGCATTGACATTCTCTCTATTTGGTAAGTCATATCGTGGTGTTAATAAACCACTACTAATTAACTCAGTCAACGAGAAGGACTGTCTTGTTGAAATTGAATTTAAAATTGGTAATACTGCCTGGAAGGTTGTGCGTGGTATCAAACCTGCAGTATTCCAAATTTACAAAGACGGAGAATTATTAAACTCTGACGCCGCTGCTAAAGATCAGCAGACCTGGTTGGAGAGAGTAGTTCTTAAGATGAATTACAAGTCATTTACTCAGATCGTGATTCTGGGTAGTAGTAACTTCATTCCCTTTATGCAACTCCCTGCAGCATCTAGGAGAGAGGTGATTGAAGATCTACTTGACATTAAAATCTTCTCTTCGATGAACACGGTTGTCAAGGAGAATATTAAGGCAAGTAAAGACGAGATCCGTACTCTTGATTATAAGACTGATAATCTTGAAGAAAAAGTCAAGATGCAAAAAGACTTTATTGCTGAAGTCGAGAGACTTGCTACGGAAGATATTGGTGCTAAGAAAACTCAAATCAAAACCTTAACTGATACCCAAGACAATTTGTTAAAAGATTCTTTGGTGGTTGAGAATTCTTTGATTGATAAGCAAAAAGAACTTGAAAAGTATTCTGGTGCAACTGCTAAGTTAAGGAAGTTAGGTAACCTGAAGGGTAAGATTTCACAGAAGGTATCTGTGATTACTGAAGAACATAAGTTTTTTAGCGATAATACGGTTTGCCCCACTTGTACCCAGTCTATTGAAGAGACCTTTAGAATAAATAGAATTACAGACGCTCAAAATAAAGCAAAAGAGTTGCGTTCTGGTTTTATACAACTAGAAGAGGCAATTAAAGAGGAAGAAGAGCGAGAGCGTCACTTCTCTACAGTTTCTAAAGAGGTTACTAACCTTACACATGAGATTTCTCAAATCAATACTAAGATCTCTGGATACCAAAGACAAGTCCGAGATCTTGAACAGGAAATTCAAACTGTTGCCACTCGACTTGCAGAAAGAAATTCTGAACATGAGAAGCTAGAGAGTTTAGAAGAACAATTTAAGATCGCCTCTGAAGAGACGGAATCTAAAAAAGATCAACTGACTAACTTTAACTTTGTGTATGATCTTTTAAAAGACGGAGGCGTCAAGACACAAATTATTAAAAAATATCTGCCTCTTATTAATAGTCAAGTTAATAAGTATTTGCAGATGATGGAGTTTTTCATTAACTTCTGTCTGGACGAGGAGTTTAATGAATCAATTCAATCTCCTATTCAAGAGGACTTTTCTTACTCTTCTTTTAGTGAAGGTGAGAAGATGCGTATTGATCTTGCTCTCTTGTTTACGTGGAGAGAGATTGCTAAAATCAAGAACTCTCTAAATTGCAATCTCATCATCTTTGACGAGACTTTTGACTCGTCTCTTGATGGGTTTGGAACCGATGAATTTATGAAGATTATTCGGTTTGTGATTAAGGACGCTAATACGTTTGTTATCTCACATAAAGAGGGGATGCGTGATAAGTTCTTAAACGTGCTAAAATTTGAAAAGCAAAAGGGATTCAGTAGGTTAGTGGTATGAATTGCTTAGTAACAGGTGGTAGTGGATTCATTGGATCGAATCTGGTAGATGCTCTAATAGGTGCTGGACATACAGTGACTGTAATTGACAATGAGTATTCAGATGCTCATGATCAATTTTATTACAATGAGAAGGCACATTATGTAAAGCAGGATATTTGTAATTACGAACTCACTAGGATTTTTTATTGTGGAGTTGATTGGGTCTTTCACCTTGCAGCAGAAGCAAGGATTCAACCAGCAATTAAGAATCCTCTCAACGCCGTTAGAATTAATACTCTTGGTACAGCAACTGTTCTTCAGTGTGCCAGAGAAGCAAATGTCAGTAGAGTGATTTACTCATCCACATCTTCTGCCTATGGATTTAACTCTCCACCAAATACTGAGACACAGGGAGATGACTGCCTGAATCCATATTCAGTATCTAAGGTTGCTGGTGAGAAGTTGTGTGCGATGTACACTGATCTGTTTAATCTTAACACGATTATCTTCAGATACTTTAACGTTTATGGTGAGCGCCAACCACTTAAAGGTCAATATGCTCCTGTGATTGGAATTTTCCTTCGTCAACTCGCAAACGGTGAAGAGTTGACTGTTGTTGGTGATGGTGAGCAGCGTAGAGACTTCACCCATGTCTCTGATGTTGTCCAGGCAAACATTCTTGCCGCAACCAAAGATCTATCCGAAGATGCTTTTGGGCAAGTTTACAATGTTGGTAATGGGGAGAATTACTCTGTTAATGAGATTGCAGCGATGATCTCTCCCAGGAAGCGATTCATTGATGCTCGCCCAGGAGAGGCAAGAGTCACTCTTGCAGACAACTCTAGACTTAAAGAGACCCTTGGTTGGGAACCCACGGTAGACCTTAGAGAGTGGGTTGCCAAAGCGGTGGACAGTGTAAAAACTGGTTCTTGATCGTCCATATGGGGACTCCTCTTTGTATACTGTGTTCAGTTCAAACGAATCCCGATGACTATCAACCACGAAGTCAAAGGACAACTTGCAAAACTGCTTGCCACTGAAGATCTGGTGGTTGAGCATCGTGCTGTAGATACTGCTCAGTTTAATGTTCATACCCGCGTGCTGACTCTCCCTCAGTGGAACAAGGCATCTAATAATGTGTATGACCTTCTGGTGGGTCATGAGGTTGGTCACGCCCTATATACACCAGATGAAGATTGGATCAAGGATCGCAAGATCCCACCACAGATCGTCAATGTTGTCGAAGATGCTCGTATCGAGAAGATGATGAAGCGTCGGTATGCTGGTCTCTCTAAGACCTTCTACCGAGGATATGAAGAGTTGGCAGCAGAAGACTTCTTTGGTATTGGGGATGAAGATGTATCAACATTCAATCTGGCAGACAAGATCAATCTGTACTGCAAGATTGGTAATTATACAGACATTCCATTCACTGATGAAGAAGAGTCTCTTCTATCTGCAGTTCGCGATTGTGAGACTTTTGCACAAGTGTTGGATGTATCGGAAGCAATTTACAACTATTGCAAGAATGAACAGAAATCAGAGTCCCCTGCAGACGTTCAATTACAGTCGAATAATGGTGGGTCTTCCTCCATCCCACAGGGATCGGATAGTCAGGAGGGAGAATCAGAATCCCCGTCCAGCGAATCCTCCCAAGGATCCAACGATTCTGTCGATGATGATATTCAGGGATCTCCCGAAGATGTAGCAGATCAACCCACCATGGGTGGGGACGGTGGAAGCGACTTCAATGTTGATACGATGAAGTCATTTGAAGATGCTATCAAGGATCTGACTAGCGATCAATCTTACGAGAATCAATATCTTGAGATTCCTAAGGTCAATCTTGATTCGATTATCATTCCGAATGATGAAGTCTATCAGTCGGTTCCTGAGTGCTGGGATCATGTTGATCCAAAGTACTTCTATGAAGTTGATAAGAGGTACTCTGACTTTAAGAAGTCTGCTCAAAAAGAAGTCAACTATTTGGTAAAGGAGTTTGAGTGTCGTAAGTCTGCCAGTGCATATGCTCGTGCTACCACTGCTCGTACTGGTGTTTTGGATTGCACCAAACTTCATACCTATAAGTACAATGAAGATTTGTTCAGGAAAGTCAGTGTTGTTCCTGATGGTAAGAACCATGGATTGATCTTCATTCTTGACTGGTCTGGATCTATGTCAGATGTTCTTACGGATACTATCAAGCAACTGTTCAACTTGATCTGGTTTTGCAAAAAGGTCAGCATCCCCTTCGAGGTATATGCCTTTACTAGTGACTTCCCTAAGTTTGGATTCACTCTTGATGAGAATGGTGATCGCGTTTACAAGTCTGTTCCAGATACATATAAGAAGCAGGATGGTGTTTTGCAAGTTTATGAGCAGTTCTCTTTGATGAACATGTTCTCTAGCAAGACAAAGATTAAAGAACTGGACAACCAGATGAAGACTATCTTCCGTATTGCGGAAGGATTCAATCGGAGTTACTACACTTACTATTCTATCCCCAGCAATCTGTCCCTGTCAGGAACTCCTCTGAACGATACTCTTATCGCTCTTCACGAGATTATTCCTCAATTCAAAGAGAAAAACAATGTTGAGAAGGTTCAGTGTGTGGTTCTCACTGATGGTGAAGCACCTCCTCTGAAGTATCACAAGACTGTTCAGCGCCATTGGGAGAATGAACCTTATCTAGGTGTTCGTCAAGTCTGTAACAACAATTGTATTCTCCGTGACCGTAAACTTGGAACCACTTATTCTCTGAATGGTAATTGGTATGAGGTTACTGATGTCCTCCTGACTCATCTCAAGGATAAATTCAAGGATACTAACTTTATTGGTATCCGTGTCCTCGAAGGTCGTGATGCTCACAGCTTCATTGCCCGCTACTATGGTCGATGGAATGATGATCATGATCGCATCCATGCTATCTGGAGGAAGGAACGTGCATTTACGATCACTAATTCTGGATATCATTCCTACTTCGCTATGTCTGCCACTTCTTTGGCGCAGGACAATACCTTTGATGTCAAAGAAGATGCAACCAAATCTCAGATTAAGAGTGCATTTGTCAAGAGTCTTCGTACTAAGAAAATGAACAAGCGAGTCTTGAACGAGTTCATCGATCTGGTCGCTTGATAAACTGTCCACGGGGGACCTGAGTCCCCCCATCTGTCCACTATACTAACTTCAGTTCAAACAAATCCAATGGGTCTCTCCAAAGAAGGCATCGTCAGTTCTCTGCAAGATCTCTACGGAGATTCTGTGACTGCAGCAGACATTCGCGCTTGGTGTGCGATGAACGATGTTAACTACCAGACCGTTACCAATAAAATTGCTGACTGCAAAGTCAGTCGTGGCAAGTGGAATCTGACTGTCCAGGAAAAACTGGAGCAGAACTATCAGGCACCTGCTGCAATGCCCGCTATCGAACAGAACCTTATCCCTGAAAAAGATGATTCCTTCGTCAAGTTTGGCAATTTCGCTGATGTTAAAAAAATTATTCAGTCCCGTCTATTCTATCCGACGTTCATTACAGGATTGTCTGGCAACGGTAAAACGCTCTCAGTTGAGCAAGCGTGTGCAACGTTGGGTCGGGAACTGATTCGTGTAAACATTACTATTGAAACCGATGAAGATGATCTTATTGGCGGTTTCCGTCTTGTTAATGGCGAAACCGTCTGGCACAATGGCCCAGTCATTGAAGCACTCCAACGAGGAGCTATCTTGCTCCTTGATGAGATCGACCTCGCTAGTAACAAAATTCTCTGTCTCCAAAGTATCCTTGAAGGAAATGGAGTCTTTCTTAAAAAGATCGGAAAGTTTGTTCGACCCACTGCAGGTTTCAATGTCATCGCAACCGCAAACACTAAAGGTAAAGGTTCAGACGA